CATCAGTTTGATTTGCTAGAGAAACAACAGCTTTTGGATTTATAACAGGAGCAATCCAATCTTCTATATAATCCATGCCACCTAAAGCATCAACAACTTTTTCAATTGCGGCTGTTCCGCCAACAATATATGTAGCTCCAATTATAACACCTACAGGAACTGTAATCCATGCTGTAGTAGCAACAGGAAATATTAATCCAATTATTGCTGCAACACCAACTTTTCCGCTAAGAGCGGCCGCAGCTACAAGTGCAGCAACTACCATTTCAAATAAGAATTCAGCAACTTTTTCAAGACAACGCAAATACGCACCTTCAACTTTAAAAGGTAACATTCCAGTTTCTTGATTTATTAAGTTTTTTACAAATTCAGCACGTTCTTCCGGTTTTAATGTTTTTGCATGATTTTGTATTTCTCTTAGATATGCATCAAACGCTTCTTCTACTTGAGTTGCATTCCAAACGTTAGATAATATAAATCCTACACCTGGAAATGACAATAATTTTATAAGTCTTCCTGTAAGAGATTTAGCCAGTCCTGTTGTTTTTCCAAATACGCCTTGTGTTGCTTGCGTTGCGGCTTTTGCTGCGTCATCTGCGGCTGTAGCAGCCTTTACTTGGGCTAATGTATAAGTTTTGCCTTTGTATTCTACTTTTCCGGTTCTGTTAATTAATTTAAATTTACGTGGTTTTAGTCCTGAAGTAGGTTCTGCTCCAAGTTTTCTTTGTTGATATCCACTGAGTTGATCCATAGTTGGAGTTCCTTTAGGAAAACTACCAGCTGGTGCTTTAGGTTTATCAGGATCTGTAAGTTTAGGCTCTTTGCTTCCGTCAATGTCTTTTACATCAGTTTTTATGTTTCTATCAAGTTTAGGTTCCTTACTTTTAGAAGTATCAGGAGTTGTAGTTCTTACATGCTTTTTAGCTTTTTTCTCTGCATCAGCTTGTGATGTAGCTGTCATTGAAGTTCCATCAGGTGCTGTTACTTTTATACGTCCATCACCTAGTGGGTCAAATATAAATCCTTTTAGTGGACCTTTGTTAACCTTAACTGTTCCTATTTTTGAATCTACTTCTGCAATTTCATAAACTTTCATGAGATATCCTTAATTCTTAAATGTATTTATGTGTTTCGTTGCACGAAACAAGTTTTCGCTTACGCTCAAACTATACACTTCGTTTGTGATAGAAGTAATAGATATGAATTAAAGCAATATTACGAAGTAATATTGTAATTGCTTCATGTAGATTGTTTCAGTCAGACGGAACCTGTTTTACGGTTCCATCTAATCTTGGTCTTCATGTGAGTCCGTCACAGCCGAGACTTGGAAGTAGGTATTTTCTGCTGTACAATGGGCTCTGACCTTTCCCAACCTACGTCGACATCGCTTACGCTATCCCTCGCTTCGTTCCTATTGCTAAAGGGTTTTTATGTACGTTACAGTTTTTCGATTGCCAACAACCAATCTCCGTCAATCCTGCCGCCCTACTACCGGACGCGGCTCAACGTGTACGAGTGTTCCTATACGGATACCTTTTACTCAGCGGTATTTGCAAACTGGCCCGCTAACCTTTTGTGTTGGATTGTTTTGCCTTGATGTTTTGTTCTAGCAATGCCTGTTTAAGTTTATCTGATCCGCCAACTCTAACATTTATAATTCCGTTGTAATACTCATCCGTCTCTAACACACGGCGGTCAAATTGCTCTCTAGCCTCAATATAGCTCATTTCGCCTCTGCCCTTACATAGATATAATATTTCTCTTGTAAAGTTTTCAGCGCCTAACTGTTCTACATCAGCGTTAAGTCTATCGGAACTTCCCCAATAGTCTCTCCAGTCTGATTCTTTGAAGCCTCTGCGTTTGTTCTTTTTGCCTTTTAGTGGTGGCTTAGTAGTTTTAAATTTTGCTAGTTTTTTACCTATATATTTTTGTCCTGTAGTGGTATTAGTAATAATATAGACAAATCCTTCGTATTCATCTGGTATTTTGTCTATTATTTTTCCATTATAAGTCCACTGCATGAACGTATATATGTGTGCCTATTGGGTATTGCCTTTAGTCTTGGTTTTTCTAGTTGTTACATGTTTTTCTCTTATTTCATCCATGCGTAGTTTTGCTAATCTACGTATTTCTCTAAGCCATTTCCTACTAGAAGTGTGTGTTCTTACACTATTTCTTGCTTCAAACTTTTCGTTCTCTTTAAAGTATTCCATATATGCTTTTGTCAGCTGATCATGTACATCATCTTCAATCATAATACATTGCCTTAAGAGTAATAGGGTTGCTTCCTGTAGCATGTGCAGCTATTTTAGTACGACAATCACCGGCAATACCTTTTAAAAATGCTCTTTCAATCCTTGCTTGATTGAAAGTTTTTTCATGATTAGCTTTTTTTACTATATCAATAGTAATAGAATCGTCTTTTCTAGTTTGCAATGCAATTATTCCTTGTCCTACTGCTGGTATAATAGGTACCCTTATCCATGTGCGCCTAATATCTAGTGTTTGTAAACCAGCTTCGGCTAGTATAATAGCATCGTATTCTTTGTTGTCAAGTTTTTCTAATCTAGTATCTATATTTCCTCTAATAGGTTTAATTTGAATACCAATGTTGCTATAAAGTTGTTTTAATTGTGCTTCTCTTCGCGGACTACTAGTGCCGACTGTAAATCCGTAACTTACTTTTCCTATCAAAACATCATGAGGACTGTTTCTTTTTAGTGTTGCTGCTATTATTAAGTCAGGGTGTTCCTCACCTGGCATATCTTTTAAACTATGTACAGCAACATCTATATCACCATTTAATAAACTATTTTCAATTGCACTACAAAATACACCTTTGCCTCCTATTTCGTTGATAGGAGTATTAGGATTTAGATCTCCCTGAGTTTTTATTACAACAATTTCGGTATCACATGATAATTCACTACACACACGTTTTGCATATGCAAGTGCTAAATCACTTCCTCTTGAACCAATTTTTAATTTCATTCTATAATCTCAATGTCATTTGCATAACTTGTAAATCCGTTTTCTTTAACTACTCTCATTACATGGTTTACACGACCTACTAGTTCATCTTTGTGTGATATGAGATAAACATTTTTGTCTCTTTCTCTTCCCATTTTCTTTAGAACACCGAGTGCACCTTCAACACCTGCTGTGTCCATACCGCTGTCAATAAGCTCGTCAATAAACAATAAGTTAATGTTTTGGTATAGACTTTCCCACACATCTCGGAATGCAAAACTCATACCAAGTATTAATCGGTTTCGTTCACCTCTTGACAAATTGTCGAAGTCTAAGTCCTGTCCAAGTTGTGTAATTTCAACAGCTAAATCATTTTGGAATACAACTTGATGGGGCAATCCTAATTTTACAATATAGTATGTAAGTCTATTGTTTAGATACGCTAAATTTTGTTCAATAATTTTCTTACGTATAAAACTATCTTTATTTGTAAGAAGTTTTAATAAGAAGTCTTGATGTTCTTTAAAGTTTGTAAGTTCATTAACACTACTCCAACTAATTTCTTGTATAGCCGTTTTGTTAAGTTCGTCGATCTGTGCTTGATATGGATCAGATTCTTGTTGTTTTGAAGTAAGAGATTGTTTTAATCGATCAACATTTTGTCTATGTTCGTATGCTTCTTTAGCAGTTTCATAGAATGTATCAGGTTTACCATTTATCTCACCAATTTCTTTTAATCCATTTAAAACTTCAGAACGTTTTGTATCAATTTCACTAGCATACAACATTGCATCTTCAAGTTCTTTGTTCTTGCGCTCTGCAATCTCTGCTTTTTTGTCTGCATGTAGCTCTTGTCCACAAGTATAACACACAGCATCTTCAAGATTTGCGATATCTTTTTGTGCTTTTTCAACACTTTTGGTAGCACGTTGTAGTGCCGGCTCTAATGTACTTAATTCCTTTTTAAGAGCCATAATAGCATTGTTGTGTTTAGACCAATTAGACAGCTTTTCATGTGCATCTAGCTCAGAATCAATGTCTAAATGTTCTAATTCATCGATTGCTTTGACTAATTTGTCAATATCTGTCTTTTGTTTTGCTAACCAAGCACGTTGCGTACCTTGTAGACTTTCAATTGTGCTTTCTATTTTACTGTTTGCTGATTGTATTGCTTCAATTTTTAGTGTTTCTTGGGTAATTGCTTCTCTAGTTTGTTTTGTTTGTTCTTTTAACGATTCTGCTTTTTCACTTAATATAGTAATACCTAGCAACTGTTCAATTATAGCACGTTGATCATTTTGCCGCATACTTAAGAAAGGTTCGGTATAAGTGTTTAACGCTACAATATGCTTAAACATATCGTGAGTCATACCTAGAAGCGTGTTTATAGATTCTTGTGTTTTTCTACTATCACCTTGTGACTCATCGGTCATCTCTTGTTCTTCATTGTTGATGTAAAACTTCAGTACATTAGGGCTGCGTCCTCTTTCAATCCGGTAATCAACTCCGTCTTTTTCAAAATGGAGTGTGACTAACATTGCTTTGGAATTAGTCTTGTTTATTAGATTGTTTCGTTTAATGTTAGTAAGGGCAACACCATACAAAGCGTAACTAAGGGCGTTTATGATAGTAGTTTTGCCTGTACCATTTCTTGATCCAGCGTCATCACCTCCTTGATCGAGATTTTCACCTAGCACAAGTGTTAGTTGTTCTTTGTTAAAATCAACAGCTTGAGTTTGGTTACCCACACTCATAAAGTTTTTTACAGTTAAATCTTTAATACGTATCATAGTTCGTTATAAATGTCCAATAGCATCTTTTTGTTAAAATTCTCAGTGTCTAGTGCGGCAATTTCACCGCTAACAATTTGATCTACACTTTCAAACTGTTGTATATCTACATCTGTAGTAATTTCTTCCATTTGTTTTTGCGGAATAAGAGATAATTCTCTACATTTGTACTGTGTAACAAATGTTTCTTTAATAAATGTTGCTTCCTCAAAAGAAATTGGAACATCTATAGTAACACGCAAATACATCTTTGGCTTTATAATTTTATCTGTTTCTTCGAGAAGTTGTTTTAATCCTATGGTCCTATATTTAGGACAGTTTTCCCAATTGATATATTGCGGTTCTTTATTATTTTCTCTATCAAGTATCATCATTCCGCGGTCGTCATCCCATGCATCAGCATAATTGTGCGGGAACGCATTACCTAGGTAGTGTACTTTACCTTGTTTTTGTCGCTTATGAAAATGACCACTAAAAACATATTCCTGATGTTCAAAGTGTGATGCCTGTAACTCGCCAGTATCGGGCATCTGTACCATAGCATTCATATAAAAACTTGGAAGTTCAAAGTGTCCAAACAAATATTTTGTTTTAATATTTTTTATTTTCTTCCATTCATCACCGACTAACCATGGAACAAGTGCCACATCATCTTCTTGATAGATTTTATCAATAAATGTTATTCCTGGAATATGTTTTGCAAACGCAGTAGAATTAACGTCACGCTTGTCTTTGTAATATAAGTCATGATTACCATCAAAGAAGTAAAACTTCTCAAACGCTTTTCCAAGTTTTTCCATACTACGGATAGTTGAATCCATAGTTGTTAAGTTTAGGCTATTTCTATTGTGATGCCAGTCACCGCAGAAGATACCAGTTTCGCATCCGTTAGCTTGTGCTTGTTCTATGTACCAATCTACAAATTCTTCGCAATCTTCGTTATGAATTTTACTATTACCTTTTAATCCTAAATGGATATCGGTAAAAACTGCTGCTTTCTTAAACAATATTTAATCCTTAGTTTTGATTGTTGTAATATTATACAGTAAAATAATACACTTGTCAACTATTTTTTTTCTGATTCTCTCTTCATTTGTGCTTCCCATTCGCCCTGGTGTTGTCTGGTGTAACTAGGATTTAAATGATTTATTTCTAGAATATCGTCTCTAATGTTTTGATTACGCTTCTCTATGTTGATAACACGTACAAACGAGTTGGTAACTGCTGCGGTATAATATGCAAACGGATTGTCAGACTTAGATTCGTCAAATTGTAAACCAATTTGCGATAATTGAAGGATTGCTTGTCCTTTCATTTCGTCATTATATGTATAACCTCTAACATTTCCTCTTGTGGCATAACGATCTACTAATTTTAACCACATATTTGCAAGTTTATTTGTAGCTTTTCCACCATCTAAACTAAACGAACCGTTTTCCATGCCTCCTTCCCAATGACTTTTTCCTACACACACTATTTCGTCATTTTCATTAAACTTGTAATGTTGGAATGGAGGAAAGTTTAGTTTTACTCTTGTGTCTGCTACTGTTTTAGGATTTTTTTTACGTCCGGGCTCTTCGGGAATATGATCATATGTCATAATACGGAAAATGAGTTCTTCTTTTGTTATTTTTTTATAGTCCACTTCGCAATCAACTTGTTTAACCTTTTTGCCGGCTAACTTTGCTTGTTCAAATGCTTCTTGACTTAGTCTTTTTGCTTTATTACGTTTTGCTTCTGCAATAGTTCTAATGTTTATTTTGTCAACACTAGGTAAAATCACATCGTACTGATTATAGTCTGTATCTACATAACTACAAAAAGTAGCTTTCGATTTATGTATTTCTCTTAAGATATCTTTGTTGTTTAAGTAATTAACTTTTCTCATAGGTTCTCCGATTAATTATACTTATTATAAACTACTACGTTAATAAAGTCAACTAAATACTTTATAATAAAGGAAGTTTTTTATGGCAATAACTGATAGCAATGGTAATCCAATAAACAGTGGTAGAGGAACACCTCCAAATCCTGCACAAATAGCAGAAAGAGCCGCAAATGCACGTAGTTCTTTAGATCCTGCTGCATCAATCGAAGCGTTTGCTGGTTCTGAAAATATTAAAGGACTAGCCGCGGGCGCAAAACAACGAGTTGAAGATTTTGTACAATCTACAGGATTTGGAAAAGCACTTAGATCTTTTGGACTTTTACCAGATGCCGAACCAGAAGATTTTGAATTTGTAAGTGCTACTAGCGGTGATGCAAATCCAGATTGGAGAGTCAAATTATCCTTACCTAAAAACTTTGCAGGAGGATCTATGTTAGGACCACTTTTTGAAACCGATGGTTTAGTGTGGCCTTATACTCCGCAAGTTTATATTACACATTCGGCTAATTACAGTCAGATACAGCCGGTTCATAGTAATTATCCTTTCTTTGCATATCAAAATTCTAAAGTGGATGCATTTAGTATTGTAGGAGATTTTTATGTTGAGAACAATTATGAAGGACAATACTGGCTTGCTGCTGTTCATTATTTAAGAAGTATTACTAAAATGGCGTATGGTAGAACTAGTAATGTAGGTGCTCCTCCTCCTGTTGTAAGGCTTAATGGTTATGGAGATTATGTTTTTAAAGATGTTCCGGTTATAGTGCAAAGTTTTGCTATTGAACTAGGATCTGATGTAGATTATATCAAAGTACCAGGTTATGGGCCAAATGGTGCTTGGGTTCCTACACGTAGTAATATTCAAGCAACAGTACAGCCTATATACAGTAGACGTGCAGTTGAGTCATTTAGTTTAGACCAATTTGTAAAAGGTGGATATGTTGGTAAAGGTGGATTTATTTAATGGCAAAATATACAGCAAATAGTCCGTGGAAAGATACTAACACCAAAAATGGACAGTATCTTGATATATTAAAAATACGTCCGATTCCTGCAGAGTCAGATGACATTCCGTATGTTATACAAGTGCAATATACACATAGGCCGGATTTACTTGCCTATGACTTATATGGAGATCATAAATTATGGTGGGTCTTTGCACAAAGAAATATCAACACAATAAAAGATCCCATTTACGATTTTGAAGCAGGTACTGAGATATTCTTACCTAAAGGAGGCAATTTAAAAAGATTGCTAGGAATCTAAATGGCTAGATTAACTCCGCAAAACTTAATTGATAGGGCTACAAAAGCTG